GCAGAATCAAGATCAAAATAATTTATACACACCATTATATAGAATAGTGCCCAACAGTGTTTTGGCTATAAAAAATAGAGCACGAACCTGGCAGTATGGGTATAATGAAAAATATAATTTTGTAGTTATATCTAAAACAGGACAAATAAAAGATATTATAAACATCAATGGTTTAAATATTGCATTACCGAAGCCTCCTGATGAAATTTATTCTCGATCTAAACAAAAAGAAGAACAATATTGGGAATCCCATATTCTCCCTAAAGAATTAAAACGAGTTCAATCTATATTTCAATGGCACGATGCACCTCCGCAGTTTAAAAATAAATGGGTAGACTATATAGAGAAAGAGTTTGATAAAAGAGAAGAAGGCTTTTGGTTTATGAATAATGGTATTCCTACCTATATCACAGGAACTCATTATATGTATTTACAATGGACAAAAATAGACGTGGGACATCCTGACTATAGAGAGGCTAATAGAATATTTTATTTATTTTGGGAGGCTTGTAAGGCGGACAAAAGAAGTTTTGGAATGTGTTATTTAAAAATAAGACGTTCAGGTTTTTCTTTTATGAGCTCATGTGAAGGAGTAAACACAGCTACGATTACTAAAGATTCCCGAATAGGGGTTTTGTCTAAAACAGGAGCTGATGCTAAAAAAATGTTTACAGACAAGATAGTTCCTATCTCAAATAATTATCCTTTTTTCTTTAAACCTATTCAAGATGGGATGGATAAGCCTAAAACAGAATTAGCCTATAGGGTTCCTGCTTCAAAAATTACAAAGAAAAATATGTATGTAGTAGATGAGCAAGAGCTAGAAGGACTTGATACCACTATTGACTGGAAAAATACTTCTGACAACAGTTATGATGGTGAAAAGCTGCAATTATTAATTCACGATGAAAGTGGAAAATGGGAACGCCCAGAGAATATATTAAACAACTGGAGGGTAACAAAAACGTGTTTAAGGTTAGGGAGTAAAGTAATTGGTAAATGTATGATGGGCTCAACATCTAATGCACTTGATAAAGGAGGAAGAAATTTCAAATCATTATTTGAGGACTCTGATTGTACCAAAAGAAATTCAAATGGTCAAACAAAAAGTGGCTTATATAATTTATTTGTTCCTATGGAATGGAACATGGAAGGGTTTATTGATATCTATGGAATGCCAGCATTTAAAACCCCCGACACACCCATAAAAGGAATAGATGGGGAAAATATATATCAGGGAGCGGTAAATTATTGGGAAAACGAAGTGGAGTCTTTATCTGCTGATGCTGATGCGTTAAATGAGTTTTATAGACAATTTCCAAGAACGGAATCACATGCCTTTAGAGATGAAAGTAAACAGTCGTTGTTTAACTTAACTAAAATATACCAACAAATAGATTATAATGATTCTCTAATTATACAACATCATGTAACCCAAGGATCTTTTCATTGGAAAGATGGTATTAAAGATTCTAAGGTGATATGGAGCCCAAATAAAAGAGGAAGATTTTTTGTAACTTACACACCAAACTCCACACTTCAAAATAATGTAGTACAAAGAGGAGGTAAAAAATATCCTGGAAACGAACACCTAGGATCATTTGGTTGTGACTCTTATGATATTTCAGGAGTAGTGGTTGGGAAAGGTTCTAATGGATCATTACACGGACTCACTAAATTTAATATAGATGAGGCTCCAAGCAATGAGTTTTTTCTTGAGTACATCGCCAGACCCCAAACCGCTGAAATATTTTTTGAAGAAGTGTTGATGGCTTGTGTTTTTTATGGAATGCCTATTTTGTGTGAAAACAATAAACCTCGTTTATTGTACCACTTTAAAAATAGAGGATATAGGGGGTTTTGTTTAAATCGTCCCGACAAAAGGTACAATAAGCTGTCTAAAACAGAAAGAGAATTAGGAGGAATTCCTAATAGCTCTGAAGATGTAAAACAATCACACGCTTCCGCGGTTGAGTCTTATATTGAAAAACATGTAGGATTAGATTTGCAAGGAAGTTATAGAGATAAAGATGTTATGGGTACAATGTATTTTCAAAGAACTTTAGAAGATTGGGCAAAGTTTGATATCAATAACAGAACTCGATTTGATGCCTCTATAAGTTCAGGACTAGCTATCATGTCTAATCAAAAACACCTTTATACTCCAGTTGAAAAACAATCCAAAATAAGCATTAACTTTGCAAGATATAATAATAAAAGCACACTCAGTCAATTACTTAAAAAATGAAAGACGTTACAATTAATATACAAGCAGCCGCATTTCCAGATCAATTTGTTTCAGACACCACTAAAGATACGGTGGAGTATGGGTTGCAAATAGGACAAGCAATACAATACGAATGGTTTAGAAGAGACAATGGCTCTTGTAGGTTTTATGATCAGTGGGGGGAATTTATGCGCCTGCGCCTATATGCGCGAGGAGAACAGTCTATAGCTAAGTATAAAAATGAATTGGCTATAGATGGTGATTTATCTTATCTAAATTTAGATTGGACACCAGTTCCTATCATTCCTAAATTTGTAGATGTGGTGGTAAATGGAATGTCTGATAGGCTTTTTAAGGTTAAAGCTTATGCGGAAGATGCGATGTCTGCTGAAAAAAGAAATGAGTTTCAAAAAAAGATAGAAGGAGAAGTTATTGCTAAACCCTTATTTACTCAAATAGAAGAGGAATTTGGAATTAATGTGTTTCAAACAGATCCTGATGAGTTGCCTGAGTCGGATGATGAGATGGAATTATATATGAACATGAAATACAAGCCTGCTATAGAAATTGCGGAAGAAGTGGCTATTAATACATTGTTTTCTGAAAATCATTATAATGATATTAGAAATAGAGTAGATTATGATCTTACGACCCTAGGTATAGGAATTACCAAACATGAGTTTTTACCAGGACAAGGTGTAAAAATAGATTATGTCGATCCTGCAAATGTGGTTTATAGCTACACAGAAGATCCTTATTTTAAAGATTGTTTTTATTGGGGAGAAATAAAAACTGTTCCTATGACAGAACTTATTAAAATAGATCCTTCATTAACAAACGAAGATTTAAATCAAATAGCCAAATACAGTCAATCTTGGTATAATTATTTTAATACATCTCAGTTTTATGAAAACAGTATGTTTTATAGAGATACCGCAACTTTATTATATTTTAATTACAAAACCACTCATTCGTTTGTTTATAAAAGAAAAAAATTAGCAGACGGAACTTATAAGACGGTAGAAAAAGATGATCAGTTTAATCCACCACAAGAGATGATGGAAGAGGGTAAGTTTGAAAAAGTTACAAAAAGAATAGATGTTTGGTACAGCGGTGTAATGGTAATGGGAACCAATATTGTTTTAGAGTGGAAGCTAGCCGAAAACATGGTGCGCCCTAAGTCTGCTAATCAATTTGCAATGCCTAATTATGTAGCATGTGCACCTAGAATGTATAAAGGACAGTTAGAATCTTTAGTTCGTAGAATGATTCCTTTTGCAGACTTAATTCAAATGACTCATTTAAAAATTCAACAAGTAGTTTCTAGAATTGTGCCTGATGGGGTATTTATTGATGCTGATGGATTAAATGAAGTAGACTTAGGAACAGGAAATGCTTATAACCCAGAGGATGCATTAAGGTTATATTTCCAGACTGGTAGTGTAGTAGGAAGAAGCTTTACCCAAGATGGGGAGTTTAATAATGCCAAAGTTCCTATTCAACAGCTTACTGCCAATAGTGGTTCTAGTAAAATGCAAATGTTAATTGCAAACTATAATCATTACTTAGATATGATAAGAGCAGTTACAGGATTAAATGAAGCTAGAGATGGTTCTACCCCAGATCCTAATGCCTTAGTGGGGGTTCAAAAACTTGCGGCATTAAATAGTAATACGGCGACAAGACATATATTAGATGGCAGCTTATTTATAACAAGAACATTAGCAGAATGTTTGTCAATAAGAACTGCGGATATATTAGAGTTTGCAGAATTTAAAGATGAGTTTGCAATGCAAATTGGCAAATATAATTCAGGGATTTTAGAAGAGATTAAAGATTTATATATATATGATTTTGGAATATTTATAGAAATGGCTCCTGATGAAGAACAACAAGCGATGTTAGAAGCTAATATTCAAATGGCTTTGTCTAAAGAAAATATTAGCCTAGAAGATGCAATTGATATTAGAGAGATTAATAATCTTAAAATGGCTAATCAGTTGCTTAAAGTAAAACGTAAACAAAAACAAGAGCAAGAGCAACAACAAAAAATGCAAGAGCAACAGATGGCTGCTCAAATGCAAATGCAAAGTGAACAAGCGAAAGCCCAACTTGAAGCTCAAAAGGTACAGATGGAAACTCAATCTAAAATGCAAGTAAAACAAGCTGAAATAAGTTTTGAAATAGAAAAACTTAAAAATGAAGCTGCATTAAAAGAACAGTTAATGCAAACTGAATTTGGGTTTCAAATGCAACTTAAAGGAATAGAGCAACAAGGATTGCAGACAAGAGAAAATGAAAGAGAAAAATCTAAAGATAATAGGATTAGTCAGCAGTCTACTCAAACCTCTAAAATGATAGAACAAAAGAAAAGAGATTTGCCCGCCATAAACTTCGAATCTAATGAAGATAGCCTTGATGGCTTTGATTTAGCAGAATTTGATCCCAGATAACAATGTCTCTTATAAAAAGAAATAGAAAAAAACATGCTCGTAATATTAGAAAAGGAGTAGGGAACAAATTAACTGATGGAAAAACAGAAACTCATAGAATGGCAGATTATGAGGGGACAAATAAAAAAGGAAAAAAAAGATATTATGCGGCTCCAACAATAACTTTTGATAAAAAAGGGAAAAAAAAGTCACAAACCTTTAAAGAAGCTTTAGCTGCGGGAGAAGTTTATGAGTTTAGAAAAAAACGAAGAGCTGAAAAATTTGCTTTTGGAAGTTGGAAAAAAGGGAAAGACAGAAGAGAAGCCATGAAACAATATCGGAGTTTTAAGAAAAAAAGAGCTTAAATTATAGG